TTCAACGCAAAGATTTGATGAGGATCACGGTTTACTCCGGCCCAACCAATCAAATCATACACATCATCAGCATGACGAAGATCACGAAGAACAAAGTGGTCGGCTTCTGTGCGACCATATTCAGGATATTTGAGATCGACGCCACGAACCCAATAACCTTCTTCTTTCAATCTTTTGACCATATGATTGCCGATAAAACCACCGGCACCAAGAACGAGTGCAGTCTTCATGATTACCTCTTATACCAGAACCATACCGAACGGTTCGCAACTTGAATAGGAGTGCCAATCTTACTACTTCTGCGAAAGGATGTCAAGGCTTCTTTTACTTTATTTGTTTCGTGACCATTACCACAGAAGATACCATTACTAGGAACAAGATCATAATACTTCTTCAAGGTTTCTTCGGTGCAGGAATGTTCATCTATACAAATGATATCAAAAGATTCCTTATCATGAGTATCTGTGATTTCATCTCGACCTTTGGTGTTCTTGGTAAAGATAGCCTTGACAAGATCATCATCACTATTTCTAAAGACAGAAAGTTTCTGAATTTTATCGCCACAAAGATCGGCAAAGTCGACCGCTTGCTCACCTTTGTTATCACCAACAAGCAGAATAGAAACCTTGTCTTTTCTGATACGCTTGGCATATGGTGCAATGGCTCTAGAGATAAAACTCTGGTGTGGCCACATACCAAACATCTTCAGGTTTTCAATATCAAAATATTCGGGGTTCATCCGTAAATCCTTTCAATCTGTTCTCTGAGACCATTCACACGGTCATACTGGTGAACAATGCAATATGGAGTACCTTCAGTATTCTTCACAACACCGTCTTCAATGACAGGTTGATTGTCTTCATAGATTTCTTGATACTTTGAAGGATCACTCATGAACATCATACCAAGATCACCTTTACCTGACTCAACAGCACCGATTGTTGTACCAAGCTGAATGGCCCAAGCATCACTATTATTCGTGAGTAAGGTGTCGAAACAGAATGGTGGTTGATTAAGTATAAAGTTGAAGACAGCCTGATCTACAATAGGGATAGGTCGATTGACACTGAGATGGAAGATGAATGAGAGAAGACCTTTCAAAGTTTCAAACTCACCAGCAAGTGTGCCTACATTATAGATTGTCTTTTCTTTGAGAATATTGTGGAAGAAAGGACCAAAAGCTTCAAGTAGATTCTGATTACCCCAAGGTTCGTTCTTGTATCGCATACCTTCTGATGAGGCCACAAGAAGTGGTCCCATCATATTATCTTCTAACCACTTAGAAGGATTAGTTTGAAAGACCACATCGCGAGTATCAGTAGTGATCACATTTTCATATTGACCTGGTTCAATACCATTCAGATAATTCCATAGATAGAAGAAACGTTCGACATGAGGAGCATTATTGTTTGGCGCTACAACATCACCATCTGCATTGGTGCGACCGTAGAGACTAAGAATAACACCTTCAGAGTTTAGCTTTTCTATGGTGGCCTTTTTGAGATTAGTGCCAACGATGACAATATCACCATCGAAGCCACTCTTCTTGATTGAGTTCACCCAATACTTTAACTGGTCCCAAGTGTAATTGCTGGCACCACCAATGATCAAATCTTTTTTCATATCAATTCACTTTCGTATAGAAGTCGTCCCAACGAGATATTGGTTCAAACTTACGCTTATAACCATTAGCAGTCAAGAGTTCGTGTAACTTGTCACGCATCGTAAAATTGTGTTCGACTGTAATCAGTCTTACATCATACTTATTGTTCTTCTGGAAGAACGCATTAAGTATCCCGTATTCGCTACCTTCTGTATCGACCGAAAGATAGTCAATAATATTTGGAGCATTTTTTTCCTCCAACAAATCGTAAAGTGAAATAGTTTCTACTGAAATTGTCTCAGACTTCTCACGCTCAGTCTTGAACTCATCGTCACGACCAAAACCTTTGATTGTGGCCAGATCAGGAGCCTCTGTCTTGAGGAAGTCTAGTGTCTTATTTGATTCTGTGAATACACACTTATGAGAAATGTGTGATGTTCTATTCTTAAAAAGTTCTTCATGCCAGATAGGATTAGGTTCAGCCAGAATACCATCCCAACCATAGACTTTTTCAAGAAGATATGTGTTGCTACTGGTCTTGCCGTCTGTAGCACCAAACTCTACGAAAAACTTATCACGCTCATGAAATTTGTTTTCCCAGAGAGCCCAAACATCTTGATAGTTCTGTGCTTCAGAGTGATGTGCATGTTGAAGGCAGAAACCTATAAACTGAAACAATTCTTCATTACGAAGTTGTTCGTTTGAAGCCTCTTTGATTGAATAGATAAGTTGTCCGAGATCCATAATTTAGTCCTTTATCCAGGGAAATTTATCACCATAAATGGTCTTCATCGCCTCATTACCTTGATCGAAGAATGTGGCCGTAACTGAGTTTGGATTACCATCAAGACGATAGCAAAGAGTGTGCTTACCATTTGTATTATACTTGGCAAAGTCTTTGACATTATAGAAGAAGTGACGATCACCACCCCAACCATGATGCCAGAATTGTGATACTTTAATTAAGAACTCACGACGGAAAGCAAATGAAGATGTGTCGATAAGAAAGTGTTCTTCTTTACCATGTGTGAAATAGATTGGCCATTTACCTAGGCTTTCACAGTTATCATCACACAGATAGTTCTTGTCTTTGTCATAGATTTGACGAAGAGAGAAAGCAAAATCATTACCCTCTTCTAATGTCTTGACGAGAGTTTCAACATGATCTGGTCGAAACCAATTATCATCGTCACAGAAAAAGATATAGTCATGATCAACAAGATGAGCGAAGGCCGCATAGATGCGGTGCCCATAGAAACCTTGTGCGCCATGACCAGTATTGAATGGAATGTTTGTGATGTTAACTGGATGATTTTTTGGCGCATCAAACTGAAGTTGCTTTAGACGCTCCCAGTTTTCCATACCATCACATACAATAAGATGTTCAACATTTGGATATGTCTGAGCATCGACACCAGCAATGGTATCTTTAAGCTTTTCAGATCCAACTGTAGGAGTAATTACGATAGCCTTCTTAGGCTGCGGGGGTTCAATTACAAAATTATATTTCATCACCAATGCCTTATCACACCTGCCACGATAAAGATATTCGTTATTATATAGCAAAGCACAATGGCTGTTCGGATGAGCGCGATCTTGTCTGCTTCTTTATCCGTTTTGCCGTGTTTTTCACCAAGTGCTTTTGCCCATAATCTCCACATTATAACAGAAACTCCAATGAAGTCAAGAGGGGGATTTCTCCCCCTCTACTTAGTCATTCTTCAAAGCAGATACTTGGCTAACATATGGAATTTCCATGCGTGTTAGGCCAAGGTCTTCTAACTCCTTATCAGTCAGTTGATATAGTTCATGTGCAGCCTTACTGGCATGACGCCATCTATCAAACCAACCTTGGAAGAATGATGTCATTTCGTCCATCAGAATAATCATATTAGTCCTTTAGAAATTGCTTTTCTGACTTTTCACCAGCATTGATGTTGATCTTCTGTGGCTTCTTATCTTCTGGGATAAAACGCTCAAGCATGATCTTCAACATACCATTTACGAGATCGGCGTTCTTTACAACAACCGTATCGGCCAGAGTGAACTGACGGGTGAAAGCGCGGTCTGCAATACCCTTGAACAGATACTCTGAACCAGGATATGAAGATGCTACTGTATTACCCTTTACTGTAAGAGTACCTTCTTGCAATTCAAGTTCTAGGTCTTGTTGACCAAAACCAGCAACAGCGATTTCGATCACATACTTGTTATCATCGACCTTACGGATGTTGTAAGGAGGATACGTTGGAATCTTAGGAAGGTTTTCTGTAATCTCACCAATCTTCTTGAAAATCTGATCGAAGCCGATGGCATTCTTTGTCAGATCGGGAAAAGAAAATGGGTCGAAATAGGGAACTTTATTGAGTGCGTTCATGGTTTAACTCCTTTGTAAGCAAGTTAGGGTTATGTAAAACTCTTCCATTAGGCAAGAGTTGGTTGCGGAGGCAGGATTCGAACCTGCGATCTCCAGCTTATGAGGCTGACGAGATGTCCACTTCTCTACTCCACGATGCTATTTATATCACCTTTGTGTCTTTTTGTCAACCACCAGCAAAAACTGATGCTGATCCTTGAGCAACGGCGGTACATATTGGAGGAACACCAGCTGATATTAGAAGATCAGCTATTCTTCCCTGACCTCTAGAGTTTGTAAAAACTGTAACGCTGCCTATGGCAATATAAGCAACGTGCATGGGAGACATGGCACCAAAGCAATGTACACCTATTGCTCCTCTATGTGGTGTGTTAAGATCAAACTGACAACTTGCTGGTCTACCGTTTACAAAAACATTTGGTGAGCCTGTTGCTCTAACCATTGGTGAACAATGAGGTATGTCAGCATCACCAATTCTACAAACTGGTCTACTCATGGATAGATAGACCTTACATATGCAGCCGTAGCATAAACATTTCTTTCCACATTTCTGCTGATTGATAGTGTATCATTAGCACCACCACCGGTATATTGAACTTGTAGAGTATATGTTACGTTGGCCCAAAAATTATTGTCTGTGT